TCTACCAGTGGTTCGGCATGATGAAGGTCGACATCGTGCTCGAAGCCTGGCGCGCCGCCGGGCTTCTGCCTCACCAGATCCTCATCTGGAAGAAGTCACGCCACGTGCTCACCCGCTGCGACTTCATGTGGGACTACGAGCCCTTCATGTACGGCTGGGTGCAGGGTGATCGGCCCACGAGCGTCGCGCGCCCGCCGGCCAATGCCACCGCCGTCTGGGAGATCGACTCGAAGATCGAAGACGAACCCGGCTCCATCCACCCGACGATGAAGCCGGTGGAGCTGATCCGCCGCGCGATCGAGTACCACACCGCGCCGGGCGGCCTCATCTACGAGCCCTTCAGCGGCTCCGGCACAGCGATCATCGCCGCCGAGAGCACAGGTCGGCGCTGCAACGCGATCGAGCTCTCACCGGCCTTCGTGGACGTCGCCCTGCTTCGTTGGCAGGCCTTCACTGGCGAGCAGGCGCGCCTTGATGACGATGGTCGCAGCTTCGATGAGGTGGCGGCCGAGCGAGTCCCATGAGCCGCGGAAACGGTCAACGAGGCACCAAAGCCGAGAAGCGCCGCCGCGTGCAGAAGGTCCGCCACATGATCCTCTCGGGGTTCGAGCGCGGCGCCATCATCCTCGCCGCGCAGCAGCTCGGCTGGAACGTCTCCGATCGGACAGTCGACGGCTATATGGCCACTGCCCGCCGGGGCATCGAACAGTCCAGCGCAGACGAGCAGTCACAGGAGCTGGCACTCGCCAAGATGCGCCTCGTCGATCTGTACGCCAAGGAGATGGCGGCGAAGGACTACCGCGGCGCACTTCCCGTGCTGCGCGAGTACAACGAGCTGTGTGGTCTGCACGCCCCCAAGCGCGTCGAGATCACGCTGGACTCCGTTGACGCCGAGATAGCGCGATTGGAGGCAGAGGTTGCCGCCGAAACCGCGAGCAGGGGATCTGCAAGCGAGGCTTGACGCACTGCGGGAACGGCGCGAGCGTCTCGCCCGCCTGCAAATCCAGCGCCGCCGACGCTCACCCGCCCGCCGCTACTGGGACGATCCCGTGGGCTTTGCTCACGACTGCATCGATTGGCGCGACGACCCCGGCCCGGCACCCTACCAGGAGCAGACGCTCGCCAACCTCGTGACCTACCATCGCGAGTCGGTGCGCGGCCCGCACGGTCTGGGGAAGAGCTTCACCGCCGCGCTAGCCGTGCTCTGGTTCGCCATCACCCGCGACGGCGATGACTGGAAGGTGCTCACCACGGCCTCGGTATGGAGGCAGTTGGACGCCTATCTCTGGCCCGAGATCCACAAGTGGGCGCGCCGCATCCGCTGGGACCGCCTTGGCCGCCCGGCGTTCACACCGCAGGAACTGCTCACCCTCAACATCAAGCTCGTCACCGGGCAGGCCTCCGCCGTTGCCTCCGACGATCCCGGCAAGATCGAGGGCGGGCATGCTGATCACATCCTCTACGTGCTCGATGAGGCCAAGATCATCCCTCCAGCGACGTGGGATGCCATCGAGGGGGCGCTCTCCACCGGCGATGCCTACGCGCTCGCCATTTCCACCCCGGGTGAGCCCAACGGGCGCTTCTACGAGATCCAGTCGCGCCGCGCTGGCACGGAGGACTGGCACGCCACCCACGTGACCCTCGAGCAGGCCATCGAGGCCGGGCGCATCAACGCTCACTGGGCGGAGCAGCGCCGCCTGCAGTGGGGCGAGGACTCGGCCGTCTACAGAAACCGCGTGCTGGGCGAGTTCGCCTCCTCGGCACAGGACTCGGTCATCCCGCTGGCCTGGGTGGAGGCAGCCAACGAGCGCTGGACGGCGCTCAAGCAGAGCGGCGTCGTGTTGCCGGGCTTCTCCTGCGTCGGCGTCGATGTGGCGCGCAGCGGCGAGGACCGCACGGTGCTCGCCCTGCGCCACGGTCACGTGATCACCGAGCTGCGCGTGCCCGAGATCCGCGCCGACACCATGCACACCACCGGCCTGGTCGCTGGCATCCTGCATCGCTTCGGCGGATACGGCGTCGTGGACGTGATCGGCATTGGCGCCGGCGTCGTCGATCGTCTGCGCGAGGAGGGCCACCAGGTGCTCGCCTTCAACGCATCCGAGGGCACGCCGATCATGGACTGCCACGGCGAGCTGGGGTTCGCCAACAAGCGCAGCGCCGCCTGGTGGGGCCTGCGTGACTTCCTCGACCCGGCCAACGGCTCGCAGGTCGCCCTGCCGCCCAACGATCTGCTGACCGGCGACCTGACCGCGCCCCGCTGGCGGGTGCTCTCCGGCGGGCGCATCCAGGTGGAGAGCAAAGACGACATCAAGAAGCGCTTGGGACGCTCGACCGACCACGGCGATGCCGTCGTGCAGGCGTTCTGGGTGGAGCCCGCGGTGCCCGCAGAAACGGTCTACACCTACGAAGAGGACTACCGCATCTCGCCGTACTAGGCCGCCGCCGAAATCTCCCACAGACTTACACCAACCTGCCCCTACGCTCTACGCCGTGGGACTTTTCGGCATAGGACGCAAGGCCATCGGCGAGAGCGCCGCCCCGTCCGGGCCGTCCGTGGACGAGCTGCTGGACACCGTCGGTCGTCTGCAGAACGAGATCGAACTGCTGGCCGAGGCGATCCCCGCGCTGGAACTCGGCCTCGAAGACGAGGGCTGGGTCCGCCTGGGGGCCGAGATGGATCGCGAGCTCTCGCGTGAGGCCATCGGGACGATCGCCAAGCTCGCCCGGGTCATGGCGATCAAGAACCCCCTCATCAAACGCGCCGTGCAGGTGTTCTGCCTCTACGTCTGGGGTCAGGGCGTCAACATCTCCTGCGCTGACGAGGACGCCAAGGCGGCGATCGACGAGTTCATGTCCGAACCCGGCAACGAGCGCTCGCTCACTGGCGAGCAGGCACGCAGCGAAGCAGAGAGGGAGCTGCGTGTGACCGGCAACCTCTTCCTGACCTTCTTCGGATCCAAGAGCACCGCCGCGATCCCGCGGGTACGCACCATCCCGCTGGAAGAGATCACCGGAGTCGTGCGCAACCCGGAGGACCGCTCGGAGCCCTGGTTCTACAAGCGCGAAACCATCGGCGCGCTCGACATCGCGGACAGCTCAACTGGCCCACGGACCGTCTACCACCCTGACTGGCAGCTCCCCGAGAAGAGCCCGGCGCGCACGATGGAGAGCATCAACAACTGCTCGATCGAGTGGGATGTGCCGCTGCGCCACATCAAGGTCGGCGGCTACAGCGGGTGGGCGTTCGGCGTCTCAGAGGTCTATGCGGCTCTCGACTGGGCGCGCGCTCACAAGGACCAGCTGGAGAGCTGGTCATCGATCCTGCTGGCGCTCAAGCGCTTCGCTTGGGATGCCAAGGTGCGCGGCGGAGCGAGCAAGGTGTCAGCCGCCAAGGCCAAGCTGGGCACCACCGTCAGCGAGTACAGCGGCGAGACCAACCCGCCGCCGGTCGCCGGCGCCGCTTTCGTTCACACCGAGGGCAATGAGCTCAAGCCCATCAAGACGGCCGGCGCGGCCCCCTCCCCCGAGGACACCAAGTACCTCCTGCACATGGTCTGTGCCGGCGTCGGCCTGCCCGAGTTCTTCTTCGGCAACGCCGACGTGGGCAACTACGCCACTTCCAAGGTCCTCGACCGGCCCACCGAGATGGCATTCATGGAGCGTCAGAAGCTCTGGCGCGGCATCTGGCTCGATCTCTGCGAGTTGGCCTGCGAGGCGCGCGGCATCGAGCCCAGCGAGCCGATCACCGTCGAGTTCCCCGACATTCTGGAGCACGACGTTGACGACGCCATGGATGCCCTCGTGAAGGGCATCACGCTGAACGGCAAGACGCCGCAGACGATCACCGATCCGCGCGAGATCCTGCGTCTCGTGGGCCGTGTGCTCTCTCTCGAGGGACTCGATGAGCTGCTCGACAAGCTCTACCCCGAGGGCGGCCCTGCACCGGCCGTGGCGAAGCAGGAGGAGTCGCTTGCCGAGGCCCTGCGCGACCTGGCGGGCCGCCTGCAGGAGGCTGTCAGTGCATAGCCTGCTGGAAGCCACCAGGACCGCTCTCGCAGAGCTGCGCGCACTGCAGCGCGACCGTCTGCTGGCACCCATCGACGCTGAGACCATCGGCGTGCTCTCGCAGGCCTTCGCTGCCGAGGAGCGGGTCGCGCTGCGCGCGCTGGCCGCTCTGCGCGGCGCCTTCCCGGTCGCGGAGACGGCCAGCGATCGCCAGCTGAGCGACATGCTGACCGCGCTGGCCGCAGCTCAGGGCAAGCGCGCCGCACGTCTGGCCGCCAGGATCGCCCGCCAGCTCGGCAAGGCCTGGTCTGCGGGGAGCAAGCAAACCAAGCTGCGGCTGCTCATCTCGGCCTCCTTCGACGTGCCCAACCCGCAGGCCGTGCGCTGGTTGGAAAGCCACGCAGCCGAGCTTGTCAAGGGCATCGATGCCACCACCCGCTCACGTGTCGCCAGCGTCGTCACGCAGGCGGTTGAGGAGGGCTGGAGCTACAGCAAGACAGAGGCCGCGCTGAAGGAGCTCTACGCCGGCTTCCGCGCCACCACCCCCTACAACGCACCCCCCGGCATCACCCGCTATCCCGACCACATCACCAGCCGCGCGCAGCTGATCGCGGTGCAGGAGTCTGCCACGGCCTACGGCCAGGGCGAGATGGAGACCTGTCGCTGGATGGCAGAGGGCGGGATCGCGATGGAGAAGGCCTGGCTCACGGTCGGCGACGAGCGCACCTGCGAGGTTTGCTCGGGCAACGAGGGCGAAGGCTTCATCGCCTTCGAGCGCGCCTTTGCGGACGGCTCTGAGTGGACGCCAGGACATGTCGCGTGCCTCCCTGGCTCAATGAGGGTGATGGCGTCTGCCGTTTCTGGCGCGACCAAGCGCCTCTACGATGGCCAGCTCGTCGTCATCCGCACTGCCAGCGGCAAGGAGCTGGCCTGTACCCCGAATCACCCGGTACTCACGCCGTCTGGCTGGGTCGCGGCGGAACTGCTCGATGAAGGCAGCGACGTGATCTGCGGTGGACTCGCTGAGTGGCCAGCGCTCTCCGACGACGACCATGATGATGCTCCAGCCACGATCCAGGAAGTAGCGCGTGCGTTTGGGCAGACGCTTGGCGTGTGCTCCCGCGAAGTGGAAACCGCCCCCGAAGACTTCCACGGCGACGGGCTCGGCGGCGAGGTCGCAGTTGTAGCGACCGACGGCTTTCTGCGGAACAGTCGGAATGCCACGGTGCGCGAGCATCTGCGCAAGGATCGGCTCGCATTCGCCTACCATCGGACGGTTTCGCTCGCGCGCCAGGGCCTGTCGGCAGCGCTCCTCTTCGCTTGGCACACGCCCGCGCGCCGCTTTGTGAGCTGCCTCAGAGTTCCGCCGGTTCTCCTCACCGCTGCGGGCCGCCATCATGCGCCGGTTTGCGTCCAG